AAGTTCGGTGGTTAACAGCGTGGTCATCTCAAAGGATAAATGGGACTGCTTTATGCGGCGCAGTTCAATTATGGCGTTCCTAAAGTCGAAAAAACCTGCCGCGGCCGTATTCGCGTCCCCGATAATATCTACCCGGAATGTATTCGGCGCGACATTTTCGGTTATATTCACTTGGTATTTTGTCAATGCGGCAAGGATAGCTTCGGTACGCGCGGGATTTACCGGCGGCCACGACCAATGCTTAGCCAAAAGCCGCGCCCGCCTGATTTGAAGCGCCAGTTCTTCGTCATCCGGCAGGTCAAGCGGCTTTTCTAATTCGCATATAAATTCCCAGATATCAATCGACCACGTACAGGTCTGAGGAAACGCCTCATATCGAAGCGTCGCCGACAATTCAGCCAAGCTGTCGTATTCCCGGCCTATAACCTCAAACAGCCATAGCCCGATCCGTGAGCGGTCGTAAAAGCCTTTTGTAACCATATCCCGCATGCGTTCGGCTTCTGGGCTTGTAATGATTTTATCAACAAGTATTTCTAACTCAGATGACACTTAGCGTCACCTCGCCTGTCACCGGGAAGGTACCTATACTGATAACGATATTTTCCGTATCGCCGTTTACTAAAAGGCTTGTATGATCGTAATCGACAACCCCCGGCGTATCTGCCAGCGCGGCGCCTATGAACACGTATCTAATCTCATTTAAGCCATGCCCGGCCTGAACATCCTGTATAGTAAATTCTGTTGACGCGGCAAGCCAGTATTTATTCAGGTTTTGTTTATACCGTTCTGTTACGGCGCTGATATCCACCCCAGGTTGAAGCAGTACGGACGCCGCTATGTTAATATCTATCGGCGCTGGCGCTTCGACAGTCAGTATGGCGTTAATCGGCGCAAGCCGCTCCATCCGGTTGTCCGGCCTGATAATATGGTTAAACACATTGTCAAGTATCAGCTGATTCGCGGGCAGCCCGTTTAAATCAATGACAAAAAGGCGCACCGTGCCGGTACCGGGGCCGGCCCATTCGGCTTCGACTATCGCGTTGCCAACGCCCTGCACTTCTTTTGCCCAGCGAACATAATCCGCGTCGCGGCCCGCATAACTTATGCCGTAACGAATTGCCTCCAGCACACGTTCGCGCAGTTCATCGTCCCATTCCTGCGGCGCTCCGCCTGTTATCGCGGAGAGGTTAGTTACATAGCTGATGTTTGAATCGGGGTTAACCATCAGCTTAACGCTGTCAGGCGGCACATTGCCAATCGTGCCGCCCTCAAGGGCTTGCACGGGCACATATTTTAAGATATGCCCCCAAGGTATAGCGTCCGGGATGACAATATCTTCATCCGGCGCGTCGAATGTTATGTCCTCGTAAGCCTCAAAAAGAATGGATGGCGTTAAGTTCGCAACCGTCGCGAATTGGAATCCCTGTCTGAGGATATGCCCCGCTCTGGCCGCCACAACCAGATAGCCAAACGACCTGTTTGCCGGCCTCCGGGTCAATCCCTGCACCTCAGCGTGTAAGTCAAGCCATCCTCGGTATGCCCAATGCGGAAACATAATCTTTATTGTTTCATTTAGCTGGAACTCGATAAACCGCGCTTTTTCAATGGCCGCCGGTCTGGTAAAGTCCCACGGTACAGACGCTTCGCTGGTATCTATGTCCTCCGGCAGCGCATTAAGCATCCGCTGATGGATTTCATCCACGCTTTGGTTCTGTAAAAATTCTGGCGGTGTGTATTCATATGGCATATGTCCACCTCCAATCTCATGGCCTCCAGCTTGCGTGTATAGTCGCTTGGCTGCCGTCAGCGCCGATAACGGTGCAGGTTATGAAAAGGCTGTCGCCGCCTCCCTGCCAATCGAATATAAAATCACGCGCAACTGTGGTACGGCGCATAGGGTCTGCCAGCAGCGCCTCCGTTATTGTACGTTCAAACGCGCTTTCTACAGCCTTGCGATATATTTCAAGAAACGCTTCCTCAGCCTCAATCCCGGCGTTGCCGCTGTACGCAAAATGCGCCCAGCGCTGTGTCATTATCGTTTTTGTACACCATAAAAGCCAGGAATCATATCCGCTCCCGTAAAGCATCTGCTTTGAGCCGACTAAAAAAAAATCGCCGTTTTCGATATCGAAAAGCGGCGCACGCGGGAATCGCGGGTTGATTGTTATGGTATCTTCCGCCAGTACTGCGGGCAGTTCAAAAACAGGGAACAGGTTCGGCATTTTACATCATCTCCGTCGCGGCCATAACAATATCAATCACACAGGCGTCGTCGCCGACCCATGCCACGAGGACACGGTCGCCGGGCTGTATCCGGTACATCTTCCTCGGCAGGTTTACATTGTGGTAATGCTTGCCGTCCGGGTCTTCCTCATGGTCATGTTCGCCTTTGCTGTTGTGCATATGGCTGGGGCCTTCTATGGGCGGCGAACGGTGCTTTAAATCCCAGTTCGTATCCCCGCTTTCATTAATCAATTCGCCCCAACGGTCTTTATGCTCAGCCGGCTGCCCGTTTCTTGTCCAATGCTGGTCCTGCCAGTCCACCGGCTCGCTCTGGTTATTCCATCCCTCGTCATTCCATCTGGTCATTGTCAGCGGCAGCGTCGGGTCGTAGCAAACAGACCGGCATATCACATAATCGCTGTACGGAATCGGCCGCGGGAATTTGTTTGTTATCAGGCTCATATCGTTCAGTATCGTGCCAAAATCCAGAATAGGCGGCACATCGTTATGTTCCTTTATCCGGCCTTCAAGTACACGCGCTAGCCGGTTTACCCCTTCACTCATATATCTCTCCTCAAATAAAAAACCAGCCCATAGCTGGTTTTAAATATTTCTATATCAAATATTATTCAGAGATAAAGACGCTCGAAGTTGGCCCATTCCATACAATATTCCATCTTGACATCATATCTCGTCCGATTAAAACGCCGAAATTATTCTTTGATGAATACTCGTCTATAGGAAGATTAAGGTCAAAAGGCAAATCACATGTACCGACTTTAATGTTTTCAAAACTCTTCAACGCAACGCTTGGAAACAGTATATCTACAGAAAAATCTGGGTATACTGCTTGACCAGCTGCAGTGTTTATTTGAGAAAACCCTATTGGATCCAAATTTAAGTAATTAGCGATTATTCGTGATATAGCAGTGGACGACGCACCCGTATCTAAAAGCGCCATAGCGACAATTGTCCTTAAGGGCTTAGAAAAAGGCGGGCTACACAAAAATGATGGGGTTTGGACAATAACAGGCATTACAAAACCATATTTCAGCAAATATTGAGAGTTAATATCAAGTCCAAATTTTGTATCAGGCGGCAAATAATTCGGTATTAGCAATTCGATATTTACAGAATTAATCATTATATCACCGCCGTTGATAGAAAATTGACAATCTTATTTTCATCAACTACCTGTTGAATAATAAACCCACTAATAAATTTAGCACATGCATGACGGTAAGCAGCGTCAAACGTATCATATATACCTTTAATTGATTCGTCATAGATAATAACATGTTTACCTGATTTTAAGGGATCAGAAAGTAGATCCGGTAATTGCTGCTGAAAAAATTTGTAATTCTTTTCCTGTTCATTTGACGGCATAACATATCTCCCTTTCTTCTTTATAAAAGAAATTGTAAATATATTATAACACAATTAAGGTATAAAGAAAATGATATATTTGAGTATTTTTGTTATATTTAGCCGATTACTTGTCCTTCAACCCCTTTCTGCCGACCGGCTTAACGTCAGTTTCATCTTGCGCTCCGTGGCGTTATGCGTCACGCCCTCGGTATAAAAGAATCCGAGCAAATTTCCGGCGCACATCTCAACCAAGTCGCCTTTGCGCAAAAAAGGCAGATCCGGAACGTCAACCTGTATGGTTTCATCCGGACTGCCTCTTTCTTTGATTATCGTATTTGCCTCATCCATGACAGCGGCAAGTTTTTTGTTTTCGTCGCGCCGTATTATTTCCTGCAATACGCCGTACTGCTGATCGCCCTTGACAATAGCCTCAACCGGCGCCCTGCCGGATTTGTCCTCCTTGCCGATTATCTTAACCTGAGTTACCAGATTGTTAAGCGTAAACTTGTCGGAGGTCTCAACGGTGTTTTCAAAGTCAAAACGGTAAACAGACTTATTTCTGCCGTAGCCTGTAATAACAAGCTTGCTGTCCCGGTAATAAGCAATATACTTTTCGCCGGTTTTCTGCCGCACTTCCTCCAGCAGGGAAAATATCATATCGCTTATCGTATTGCCAGAGAACGTCTTTTTTTCATGCGTTATGCTCCGGCCCCATTCGTAGCTGACCGCAATGCCCCATTCGCCGCATATCTTGTTTATAATATCCCTGGTGTTCAGGCCCTTTGGAAAATAGAAAAAATCCTTGCTTTGCTGCAACCTTATGAACGGGTCATAGGCCGTTATCGTAAGTTCCTTTTGCGTGGCGCTGACGTACTGCCATTCCCAGACAGTGCCGTCAAATACCTTATCCGATTTCCCGCCGCCCCATTCGGCAGATATGTATATCGGGCAGTTCAGGCTTGCCATATCAATCAGCAGCTTATCGTTTGTCTTGGTGTTCACGACTGTTATCGTGGCCCGCTGGGACAGTTCGCTTATCTGTTCCTCCCATTGGAGGTTGTTTAAGACGTTGTTCAGGGAAAACGCGCCGCCGGTTCTGGTAATAAGCTGAACATTGTATTTAATCGACGATACATTGACAGGCATACCGCCTCACTCCTGCATGCCGCGCTGCCTTGTCACAGGCTTAGGCTCTTTGTCTTTATTTGTCAGCGTATATCTGTTGTCGGGGCTGGTCGTTGAACTTAACGTGAAGCCGCCTTGGCTGGCCCCGCCGATTCCGCTGCTGCTGGTCCCGCCCGACTGTTTCGCCTTTGTTTCCGACGCGGGCGTAGGCGGGGCGCCTTGCGCCGGGTTAGGTATGACAAACACCTGCCCGGGGTGTATCAGTTCCCTGTCCTTGCCGGGCAAGCCAGTCTCTTTGTCAATATTCCCCTCGTCGATTACATCTTTGTTCAAGTCATATATCTCCATATACCTTTTTCCGTCGCCGTACATTAATTGCGCGATTTTCCATAAATCATCGCCGGCCTTTACGGTATATGACTGCATTCCGGGAGGCGACGGCCTCAATGAAGCTACTTTTGCATCCTCGCCGCTAAGGTTGACGGTCAGGTCTATCGCGTGAAGCAGGTTCAGCGTATACGCGTAATCGCCCATGCCATGCCTGTATGTCATATCGTAGCTTTCGATGTAAACGTCGTGGTTTATCGGCGTTTCTGTAACCATAAGCCGCAGTTTTATCCCGTCGCGCTCATAAATGCTCCAAAGTACCTGAAGCTGCTTGGGGTCTGTCCATCCGTTTATATAGGGCGCGTTTTTTCGTATTTCCCCGGGCAGTATGCCGCTCCATGAAAAGCCTGTCAGGTCACGGCCTGACGGGACTTTAACCGTGCCGGTCTTGAGTATTGTATATGTGGCAAACAGGCCGCCCGTCATGACCTTTATTTCTTCCGGGATCATGGGGAATACAAGCCTTTCCACGGGGGAGGACTGGCCGGGAAGGACTGTTAATTGAATATCAATCAGAAGACATCACCTACCGCCATGGGCATATTTGCTAATGTCTGTTTCAGCGAAAAAGATATCTCATTAGCCACGTCATCGGCCAAATCTTTAATCCCGGCCCTAATGTCATTTATAATACCGTCCGGGTTGCCGCCGTCTACATTCACTTCAAACGATATATTGTCAATCGTTACCGGCACAACGCCATATGAACCGCCGGTTTCCCCAGCGGCGATCGCGGGGATGGGGCTGTACGGTTTTGCGCCGAGCATTTTCCCGGCCTGCCGCCATAACGACATGCCGCGGTCACGTTTAGTAAGCGGGATGATAGCTTCGGCCCCATCCTCGGCAAATAGCCTGTACTGAGGGCTGGTGAATATACCGCCCTCGGCTGAGGGTTTAAGGCCAGGCGGGAGAGAAATCCCAGCAGACGAACCGGAAGTTTGGGAAGTATGGGAAGTTTGGGAAGATGGCGCGGAGGCAGCAGCAGAAGGTGGAGGCGACGGCGTAATGGCCGGCCCCTGGTATCCATGCCCGCCGGTATTGTCGACGGGGTTGACTATTTCCGTTTGGATTTGTATCTTTGACTGGTCCGCAATGCTCTGCAAGTTTTTAATAAACTGCGCCAGTTTATTGTTATCCGAAAACTTTATATTATCGCTGAATGCTTTTGACATTGAATCCGCAAGCGTCGTGCCTTGGGTTGTACCTTGGTTCTCATATATGGCAGCCATTGGGCTTAATAACTGCTTTACCTCGCCGGCCAATTCCATGCTGGTATTTTCCGGTATGCCGCGGCCTATCAGGAATTTCCTCCATATATCTTCACTCCAGGAGCCTACATCGACTCCGGACTGAATAGCGGCAATAACGGCTGTTTTTAGCCTGTCAGTCGTGTCGCCGGGTAAATTCAACCCTTGGAGGAAATCTTCATTCCCGAAAATGGAATCCACTGTATTCCAGAGCAGATCGCTAAGGTTTTTGTCTATTCTACCTAAAGCCTCCTGATATGCGCCTTGAACGTCAGATAACGCCAGCGATTTATTAAAATCCGGCTCCGTATTCACTTCTATTGCGGTCACAGATTTTTTGTACGCATCATCCAGTTGTTGCATGGCGGCTTCACGCTGCGCCATCAATTCGTTTTGGAGCGCTGAAAAAGAATCGTAGGTTAAACCTGCGCCGCCGGCTTTGGTTGCGATAAGGTCAAAACTCGCCCTGTTTTGCGCCCCCTGTATGGTATCGGTAATGCCCTGGTTTTGCTGTCCAAGTTCGTTGAGGCGCTGCCTGTCGGAATCGGCAATATTGCCTTGGCTTAATATACTCTGCATTTCTTTTTCGTTCGCGGATATTTGGTCGATAAATTGGCTGTACATTTTATTGCTGTACTCAGTCAAATCCCTTGTTTGATTTGGATCGCTGGTTATATTTGGGCCGCCGAACACTGAAAACGCCGTGTGCGTCTGATAGGCGGTATTCATAATAAACTCTTTTTGCTTGTCTATCGCGTTCTGCACAGCGGTTTTATAAGCGTCAACGTCATTTGTATTCCACAGGCCCGCGTCGGCTTTCCAGTTGAGTTTATTAATGTCTTGGGTGATGGTATTTAAATCATTCAGGCTGCTGTTGACATCTTTTGTCGCGGCTGCCAGTTTGGCAAGCCCATCCGCTGTTTCCCCGAACGTCAGCCTTTGGGCGATATCCTTAATATCCGTTAGGCTTAACTGTATACTGCCAAAACGGTCTTTCAGCCTGTTAATAACTTCCCTGTCGAACCTTTGGCCAAACTCTTCCGCGGATATATTCGCGTCCGCAAGCGCGTTTTTTAATGCCTGGGACGAGAATTTAGCCTGCTGTTCCGCCAGGAATGCAGCCGCTTGGGCCTTATCGGCCTCTTCCATCTGCCGGTCGTATTGTTCTTTTATTTTACCGGCAGCGAAAGACCCGGCAAGCCCGCCTACGCCCGCGCCGATTAACGCGCCGATGCCCGTCCCCAGCACAGGAACAACAGAGCCTATCGCCGCGCCAGTCGCCGCGCCAACCGCAACGCCCCCGAGCCTTGCGCCTCCGGATTTGGCAAGCATTTCTTTCCTTGCTTTGTCATCTTCCTTATACGCTTGGAAAAGTTCATTCATGCCTTTAAAATATTGAAATCCGGCTATTGCGGTTCCAGCCATAGCGGCGGCAGGTATAGCCGCGGCGCCCATTTTGACGCCGGCGCCAAGAGTGCCGGCGTTCGCGAATGTCAATGCGCTTTGCGCGGCATTTCCGGCGTTTGCCGCGTTTGCGGCGGCATATATCTTTACGCCGCTCATAAAGCTGCCTAACCCGCCGAAGATTGCTTTAATCGTGCCGGCAGATTTTAAACCGGACATCGCAAGCGACAGCGCTTTCGGGCCAAGAAACAGGGCCGTAATCATTGGATGGGCTTTGGCAAAACCGGTTATCCCTTTCCATATGGCGTCCAGTAATCTTGGGATTGTATCTGACGCTTCAAACCCTTCCGCAAACGCCTCCCCGAATGTCTTGCCAATGCCAAAGGCGTCGTTTGCGACATTGGCGCCGTCGCCGCCAAGTATACCGATTAACCCCATTATACCTGCCCTAAGCGCCGTCCCAAGGCCTTTGCCAATCTCGCCGGCTTTCTCGTTCAACCATGCCTTGCCCTTGCCTTCCCACCATTCAGAAAATGGCTTGGCAATAATATCATCCCAGAGTATCCCGATCTTGCCGAATAAATCAGCGTTCTGGAATTCTTCACTTCCGATAGTTTCTTTGACTTTTCCGATAAACGAATCCAGCTTTTTAGCGGCGCTGTCAAACCATTCGGCGGCCTGCGCCCCCCATCGTTCCAGCATGTTATTATTCGCTTTTGCCCATTCGGTGCCTTTTTTGAATAAATTGGTAACGGCATCGACGGCGCGGCCGAATATCGGCAGAAACAACGGCGTTCCGATAGTTTGAAAGAACGTCGTAACATAACGGGGCAAGGAACCCAGTTTTTTAAACGGAGATTCCATAGCGTCCTCATATGCCCCGGCTATTTTCTCGCCCTGGCTTAGGACATAGTTCAGCATCGCCTGTTTTTTCTCAGCGTCATCCAGTTCCCTTGTCAAATGGCGCACAGACTTCCCGTATTTGTCTGTCGTTCTAACTATCAGCCCTTGGGCCTCGGCATAGTCGTTGTAAATGGTCGTTTGGCTTTTAGTCATGCCGAACTGTTTTAACAGTATTGGATTTAAGGATGAAATGGCGTCAACCATCGTTGCCGCAGCCTCTGACGAATTTGTCCCGGAGATGACAGCCGCATCCTGCGCGACGCGGGCAATCTTTGAGGCCTGAGCCACGTCCAGCTGCGCCTGCATGAATTTTGTCATTATCCCGGTGGCTTCCTGTTCGGCTATGCCAAGATTCATAACGGCCTTTTTTTGTTGGGTCAGCAGGTCAATATTCGTATCTGTCGACCTCGCCACGGCATTCATGGCGATATTCCCGGTTTGGACGCGGCCGGCGCTTGTTATCGCCTCAGTGATCATGGAACTTAACCCCATGCCGGCTGACATGCCGATACCTGACAAAATCGGATTCATAATACCGCCGAGGATAGACTTGACGCCTCGCAGCGGCGCTGTCAGGAGGTCCTTTGCTTTCAGGGTTATTTCCCATACCTTGCCGGTAAGCTGCTTGCCCAGCTTCGTGACATTATTTATTACCGCGCTGGCTTTATCAATGGCGCTTACCGCCAATTCAATTTTACTGGTCTTTTTTAACCCGTCAGCAGTTTCCTGCGCCTTTTTCATGGCCTTTTCCATTTGGCTGACGCTTTTTTCCGCTTGCGCCGCCTCCGGCTGCGTACGGTCACTGACTTGGGCGATAATTTCAATAACAGTTGTATTTTCAGCAGCCACGGTAGTTGCACTCCCCCATGTCCGTGCGTCGTTACTTTCTCTTGGCGTCAAACCTAAACACAGGCGGCGCATTCAATTCTTTTATCATCTCGTGCCGTCCCGCCATTAAACATAACGCGCGTTCGCCGGGCGGTAAAGATAAAATTTCAGACGGCAGTTTGCCCGTGTGTGTGAATATCCACGCTAAAACTGCCGTCTTACCCCCGGCCTCAATCAGTTTGACGCGTTATCTTCCAGTTCGCCGAACCCGCTTATATCGTCAATTATATCAATTACATGGGCTTTTTCCCCCGCCAGCAGAATCCGGTCAATCATTTCAACGCTGTTAAAGACCTGGAACGCCGCCATAGCGTTTTTATTGTCCCATATCTTCATGCGGTCCTCGTCAAGCGTGGCGGTGTAAATGATATATGAACGAAAAAGCGCGTTATCCGTTTCAAGCGCTTTCCTTGGCTCCCCTTTTTTGAACGGGGTGTATTTTGTAGCCTTGCGCCAACAGTTTTGGCTTTCGTCC